ACATCCCACTGCTTGCCCTGCCGGGCGTACTCGGCGGCGAGGCTCGTCGTGAGCGTGGCGAGCTTCGTCTCGGTGGCGTTCGCCTCTTTGTTCGGGTCGACGCCTTCGCGTCCGTCCCACACCCATTGCCAATTCCACTCGGTCGCCGGCGGCAGCGCCGCCGGGATCAGACCGGGGACTAGCAGAGCCTCGTCGAGCCACGCCCGGAAGATCCGGTCGAGCCATGCCCGCTCGAGTTCGTCACGCTCGACGCGGACGTTCTGCTCGTGGAGCTGCCCGTCGAGGCGGGCCGAGGAGTAGTTGTAGGACGACGCGTCAAAAGCCGCCTTGTGGTAGGGCAGATTCACGCCCCTCGCGATCTCGCCGAGGATCGTCCGGGTGAACGCTTGGTGCGTGTTCGTCGGCTGCTCGGCCTTCAGCTGCGAGATGTCCCACCCTTCGGGCAACGTCGTGAGCGTGCCCTTTTCGATCTCGATCGCGGCGAACGGGTCTACCTCGTCCACCTGGGCGGCCGGCGAGTTGCTGTGAACGAACGCGGCGAGGTCGGCGGCGATCTCGGCCGCCCGTATCACGGCCTCGGTGTACCGCCGCATGTTCGCCGTCAGTCGCAGGCACGGCGTCAGCTCGGAGAGCCCGCGATGCTGTCCGGGGCGGGTCGGCCGGAACCAATGCAGCACGTTCTCGGCGGCGATCGTGTCGTATTCGTTGATCCCGATCAGGAAGTTGCTGCCGGGGTGCGACGTGAGAACGTGGTACGCGATCACGTTGCCGTGCCGGTCCAGCTCGACACCGTCCACGAGCGAGCCGTCCGGCGAGATCGTCTGCTGGTAGTCGTACGCCGGCGAGGCGACCTGATCGGCCTCGATCAGCCGAAGGTCGAGCTGCACACCACGCGGATCAAGCCGGGGATTCGTAAAGAACAGCGCGAACGCTTCGCCGTCGAGTACGCGGGCCTCGGTGGCGGTGCGGAGCTTGTCCGCCAGGCGGACCGACCACGACCAATCGAAGAACGCCCGACCGATGGCTCGGTCGGCCTCCGGCGATCCGGTATCGAGCTGCACCCGCGGCCCGGTGCCGATGAGGTCGTTCGACTTCGTGACACAGATGCCGTGGACGTAGGCGTTGTTCGCCCGCTCGTACCGGGCGCGGTTGCGGATGATTCGCCGGACTTCAGGCGAGAGAGCGGCATTGGCCGAGAGTGCGTCGGCGTTCGCCCAGTGCCGGGAGTCGTCGCTCGTCTGCGCGGCGTCGAACCGCGCCCGGACGGCCGGGCGCACGACTTGGATCGCCTTCTTCGGAGGCGACCACCGGCCGGTGCGGATGAGGTTGGCAAAGCCCATCAGACGCTCCCCGGCGGGATGAGCTTGTTGAACCGCAGACCGCGGTGGGTGTTGGACGCGGCCGTGGCGTTTCGGGCGGCGAGGTACTTATCCGCCTCGATCATGTCGGCGAGGGACTGCGATTCCACCTCGCCGGCGTCGGTGCGGACGCGCTTCGGCCCCTGGGCCACGGTGTCGATCTTGTTTGCGAGTTCGTCGCTCATGCCTCCACGATGCGGGAGACGGCAACGAATCGAGAGGGGGTGTGGCGACTACTTCGCCCGCTTCGTGACGATCACCCGCTTGCCGTCCGGCCCGGCGGGGATCGCCACCTTCTTCCGCTTCCGGAATCCGCCCTCGCTGGCGGCCGGCTCGAGGCCGGTGATCGACGCCGCTACGGCGCACCCGACGAGACAGTCCCACCAGTGATTCTCACGGGCGACCGACTTCCACTCGTCAACGCTCCGGCCGCGGGCCTCGACGCGGACCGGGAACTCTGCCACAAGGTGCTCGATCAGCATCTCGTGGTGTCCGGCGTGAAGCATGATCGCTTCCGGATCGCCGAGCCCGAGCCGCAGACGAGCCGATACAAACGTCTTCCAAAAATTGGTGTCGTAGGTCGCCTCGATCTGCGTCCCCTCGGCGGTCTTGCCGACAAGCCAATTCAGCCCAGCCCGGTCGCCGCGGTTTTTTCTCGGACCCATCGGCGTACCCGATGCTCCGACGCCCTTGCCGCGGCTCGGCAGGATCGACGCCGCGAACGGAGACGACCGGGCAAAGTTCCGCACCACCGCCGTCGACTGTCCCCAGTTGGCATCCACCATGAGCTGCGAGATCCGCATCGGCACGCCGTCCTCCCGCTGCCAATCACGGGCGAGCAGGAGCCGCGCCGTCTCGTCGAGCCCGGCCCGTAGCGCCGCCTCGAACCCGGCACCGGGCGTGGCAAGAGCGAGCGTCTTCCGGGCCGACGCCGCCTCGAAGTACGACGAGCCCTGATCGGGGTGTGCCCCGTAGGCGACGACGTGCCCGCCGAATGACTCCGACCACGACGCGACGAGCCAGTAGAGGAGCCGGTCCTGCACGTCCACGAACGCCGTGAGCTTCGTATGCCCGGCAGGCACGATCCCGCGAGCGATGTTCGTCGCCCGCAGCACGAGCTGCCGCTTGTCGAGCTTGTCGGTGGTGATGTCATCGGCGAGCGGGCTGTTCTGAAACTCGGCGTTGAACGCCGCCTCGCCGCGGTCGATCCGCAGATTCCACGCGTGTTGGATCGCCGAGAGATCGCCGATAGCCTTGCGTTCGGTCCACGCAACTCGGCCGCCCTTGTCCATCTCGGCCTGCCGCTGCCGGTAGAACTCGTCGGCCGCGCCGGTGCCGGTGCCGTCCCGTTGTCCCTCTCGCCGCAGCTCGGCGTATTGGCTCCATGCGTCTTCGGCGTCCGGCCATTCGTAGACGAGTTTCGTCCGCTCGCCTTGCCATGACGGGTGCCGCTGCCGGTCGAGCAGCCGGTCGGCCAGGTCGTCGGTGCGGATGACGGTCACCGTGCAGAGGCCGGCTATCCGCTTGCCGGGGCCGGCGAGGCCAAGGATGTCGCCGGCGATGATCCGCTCGCGGGATGTGACCTGCGACGGACTGTTCGCCGATTCGGCGGTCTGCGGATCGTCGATGAGCACGAGCGACGGACGGGCCTTCTTGCCGTCGCTGGCTCGCTTGATCGACATGCCGCGAATCTTGCCGGTGATGCCGGCGACCTTGATCGCACCGGACGACGCCGGCGAGCCGGGAATCGCCGGCAGTTGAATCTCTTCGGCCTTCCACTCAATGTTCGTCGGCTTGCCTTTGTAGAGCTGCCCTCGGGCTCGGTTGTTGATCCGCTCGAGCGACACGATCGGGAAGGCTACTTCGGGGAAGTCTTCGAGGATCAGCTCGTTGCTCTCGCACTCGACCTTGATCGAGCCGAGCATCCCCTTCGCGTGTTCCTCGTCGGCACCGACGATCGCCACGAATGAGCTGTGGCCGTAGAACAGCGCCCACATCGCGGCCGCTTCGACGAGGCTCGTCTTGCCGGAGCCGCGAGGCATGGCGAACGCGAACAGCTCACCGCGTAGCACCGCGCCTTCGATCTTGCCGATGGCGGTGAGGTGGTCCGGCGACCAGGCGAGGACGAACGTCGCCGGGAGGTACGTCTCGCAGAAGAGCCGGAACGAATCGCGGGCCGCGGCCTTGCGGGCCGGATCGACGACGGCCGGCAGCTCGCCGATGTCGCGGCCGGACTCGGACAGCTCCGCCTGGCGGGCGGCCGTGCGTTCCTTGTGGGATTCGTAGGAACCGGATCGCTTGCCAGCCTTGCCTCGCAGTTCACGCAAAGCCTTGAGCTGCTGTCGCAGCTTCTTCTCTGCCTCGTCGGCTTTTTGCAGGCGATCGTCTGCCATGCGTTACTTCGACTTCGTCTTCTTCGCCGGCTTGTCGAGTTCAGCCTTTTTGCCGGTCAGAGTCTCCCACCGCTTCACGATCACATCGCAATACTGAGGGCTGATCTCCATGCCGTAGCACTTGCGGCCAAGTTGTTCGGCGGCGATGAGGGTGGTACCGGAACCGATGAAGAAGTCGGCAATGATTCCTTCTGTTCCAGACTGATTGATTGCCCACGCAATGACGGCCACAGGCTTTTGTGTGATGTGCTCTTTTTTCTCTTTTCCCCAGTGATGAGCCAGCAGTCGAGTCCGTGTTCCAAAGTTGCACCACGCCAACTCGAACTCGCCGAACGACAACCCATCATTCTTTTTGTGCCAGCACAACCAGTCGTCGCTGACTGGCAGTTGCTCTGTGAAGTAGTTGCCGCCCCACACGCAGCACTTCTGCGACCCGATGAGGTGCTTGATCGGAGGCCTTGATCCATCCCAATTAGACACGTTCGACAGTCGTTCCGACTTCGGCTTTGAAGATTGTCCAGACCCCATCGTCATGTGAGCAGCGTTGATTCCATAGGGAGGGTCTATCATCACGAGCGAATACGTCTGACCGTCTGAAAGGCGAGTGAGGTCGCTTTCGTTCGTCGAGTCGCCGCAGAGCAGGCGATGATCTCCCAGCGTCCACAGGTCGCCGGGCTTGGTGATCGGATCGACGGGCGGCTCTGGCACTTCGTCTTCGACAATCTCCTTGTCTGACTCGTCCTTGTAGAGCCCAGCGTCCTCGGCCAGGTCCGCGAGCATCTGTTGCAGTTCCGGCGATCCGGTGTCCACGTCCCGAAGAATCGCGTCGAGCTTCGCGGCGTCTGATTCTGCCATCGCTGCCAGCGGGTCGAGCGTGGCGAGCACCTTGTCGCCTTCGGCCTCGTTCACATCGAGGACGAGAACCGGCAGGACTTGATCGCCCATCGTCTCGACCCGTAGGTGACCGTCGAGCAGCATGAGCGAGCCGTCATCAAGCTCGCGAGCGAGAACGGCGTCGGCAATCCCGACTTCCGCCAGGACGCCCTTGAGAGCGTCCGCCTGAGCCTGTGGGTGCGTCCGCCAGTTCTTCGGGTTCGGCCGCAGTTCAGACGCCGGGACGCGGCGAAGCTCACGGATTCGGTCGCGGATTTTCACAGCGGAAACCTCCGGTCGATTTGCGAAAGAAACTTTGCGGTAATTCTTGGC